GTTTTTTATGGTCTTGGGATAGAAGAACATGATCAGGAAGGACGTGTGATCACACTGGAGTTTAAAGATTATTACTTTATCACAGTGTATACACCGAATTCACAAAGTGAACTGGCAAGACTTTCTTATCGAATGAAGTGGGAAGAGGATTTTCTTGCTTATTTGAAGAAGTTAGAAGAGAAGAAGCCGGTGATCTTTTGTGGCGATCTGAAAGAATCACAACCATCACTGACACAAGAAGCCAAGCCGAAAAAGAAACCGATCATAATCTGTGGAGACTTTAACGTTGCAGCGACCGAACTAGATTTAAAGAATCCGAAAAATAATGTCAAAAATGCCGGATTTACACCGGAAGAACGTGAAAAGTTCAAGACATTACTTGACTCTGGATTCACAGATTCTTATCGATATTTACACCCAGATACAGAGAAGTATTCATGGTGGAGCTATCGATTTAAGGCAAGAGAAAGGAACGCCGGATGGCGTATCGATTATTTCTTAACATCTGATTCTATCAAAGATAAGATCAAAGATGCGGAGATCTTAACCGATGTCATGGGTTCCGATCACTGCCCAATTGAATTAGATATAGACATTTAATCCTTCAGGAAAACGTCTAATATAAATTCTGTATTATTATCCCTGCTATATTCAATGGAGCTGATAATGCTTTTTAGATAAGTGTTTTTAATATCAGCATCAAGTGTTGGATCTAGCAGGGATTTTAATGCATCTGATAAGAGCATTATTTTCTCTTCGTACTCATCTTTTGTCGGAACAGAGTCCTCTAGATGATCCATTTGCTTTTTTATGGACTCAATGCGTTCTTTGTTAATAAGCTTTCGTCTGGTAAATTCTTCATCAGTTAAGATTCCATCTTCCCAGGCATCAAACAGCTTAGGCAGCTTCTTTTCTTGTTTTATCAATTCTTTTTGCAAGACTTCCAATTGGCTAAGAATGCTGTTTTCATCAACGTCAGGAAGATTATCTATTTTCATTTCAAAATCATCAATATACAGTTCCAAAGCATGAGCAACTGCATCAACGACATCTTTTAATACAGCAGATTTCACATTACATACTTGTGAAGTTTTATGTAAGATACGAGGTAGAGTATTGGGACGTTTTAAGTATCCTTGATAAATCATAGCTTTTTTGCATTTGGCACAGATCAATATACCAGCAAGCGGATTCATTAATTTAAGGTTTGCTTTTGTTTTGTCGGAATAAAATCGAGAGGAAGCAGCATGAAAAGTAATTTCATCAACAATCCCTTTATGTTTACCTTCATACAACATATATTGACTGGTATGAGCTCTTGGCCTTGATGACACTAGATTCCCATTAACTAATGTTTTTGTTTGCATTCGATCATTCCAACGAACTTTTCCAGTATATGTAGGATTAGTTAGTATTGTCTTTACTGTACCAATAGCCCATTCGGCACTGCCGGTATAAGTAGGAACTCCTAAACTGGTTAATCTTTTGCAAATTTTACCAGGAGTTAAGTGTTCTTTTACAGTCCATTCAAAGATATTCTTAACGATCGGAGCTTCTTCAGGGTTTGGAACAAGGGTTCTTCCTGTTTTTGTTTTTAGGATATCGTATCCGTATGGTCGATAGGATCCCATGTAATTTCCTTCAACAACGGCCTGAAGTTTCCCACGCATCATTCTTTTTCGTATCATTTTATATTCTCTGCGAGACATAAATAATTCAAATTCCATATACTCTTCATCATCCGAACTTTGTACAATGTCATATACTTTGGTAGGTGTAACTACCAAAACACCATTATTATTATTGGAATACCGTAGGCAATCCATGATGATTTGTGCATCCCCTTGGTTTCCACGAGATAATCTTGTAACTTCTACGACTAAGATTCCCTTCCACATACCGGCATAGCAATCATTGATCATACTTTGGATTTCTTTTCTGGCGGAAATAGTTTCTCCAGAAACAATTTCACGATAGATTTTACCGATTGGAAGCCCAAGTTTTACTGCTAATTCTGTTAAGATTCTTTCATGCCTTGCTAAAGTTTCGCCTTCTCCAAGCTTTTCAGCTTCGGCATCTGCACGACTCTTTCTTAGGTAAATGCAGAATTGATCTGATTTTTTTAGTTTTCCTAACTGATTTCCTATGTTCATATACCATCGTTCCTTTCCATATTTTGATTATTTGGGTACAAAAAATACACTTCTTGCAAAGTGTAGGTTAAAAATGGTATACTTTAACTGTCGGGGAAAAGTACACATCTAACCTATAGATGCAAGTAGTTTTTCTTTTTATTCCGTCCAGCTGCAACTGGACGGTTTTTAGTTTATCTATTTTTCTGATGTCAGCAAAATATATCAAATAGTATGACGCGTAGTCAATAAAAATAATACACAAAGTATTTTGTATAAAAATCTGTGCATAAATTGACAGATGAGGCATAAACTATTATAATAATCATAAGTTAATCGAAGTGCATAGCACAAAACGATTAACACTGATTTGAATAAAAGGACATACAACATTAAATGTCCGGAATGACTTAAAATTAAATTAGTAACTTAAGAACAAAAGGAAAAAGATTAGTGATGTTTCTGGTGCTTTACCAGAAAAGGTTTGCTAATCTTTTTCTGCATTTTCCAGGAAATCCAGAATCATAACACAGCGTTTAAAATTTGTTGATTTCATTAATTCATCTTTCGTATCAGTTGTATCTAATTCAAATAAACATCTACAAAGAAATCTTAAGTCGGCAGAAGATAATACAGCATGATTTTTTAAAACAATACCAGATTTTTTATTAATATTTTCTTCTTTATCCATTTCTTCCAGAATATCCTTTATTTCGGATAGTTCGGGTACTTTTTTCAGTGTTTTTGAAATATTTCTACTATAAATTTTATCTATAGAGTTGTGATTTTCTATATATTTACGAAGATGAGATCCTTCTGACGGGGTAATCTCACTCTTAGAAAAATATTTATATACAGGTAAAAGTCTGGTGGTTGGAATTGATTTGAATCTTGACATACACATTTCAGTAGGATTAAAATTTTTGTTGTCATAAAGAATATCTTCAAAAATCTGATTATCACTAAGCATACCATACCCCACAGAACTTAATACGGATTCCTTATAACCAATAGCAACTGCGAGAGGTTTGTTAGATAAATCAAGTTGATCTAAGTCATCAATTCCGACAATGATTGATTTAGCTTCAGGAGAAGAAGCACTTTCATCTACAATTTTTTTAACAATTTTCTTAGTTTCACGAATTTTTTTAGGAGAAATACCAGGGGTAATTTCATTTAAAATTTTAAATACTTCAAGAAAATTATCAGTCGCTATTTCTGTAATTGGAATATCATTGCCGTTCTTTGTTGTGATAACGCGGTTGATTTCATTTAAATTTTCTTGATTTTCCTTATAGCTAATAAAAATAAAATGTTCTTCAATATTTTCTAATTCGTCAGATGTTAAACATGATAAGAAGTCAGTAATGATTGACTGAATATCTTCATCTGTAAAAGAATAACCCATAAAAATAATTGGTGATTCAGAAAATAGGATCAAAAGTTTTGCAATAAATAATTTTCTGGATTCATTAAATTCATCATAATCTTTTTCCGTGATCATAATAGTATTAGCATCGTTTGCAGAGCCATGAATTTTATAGATTTCTGCGATATTATAACTATCCTTAGAAAATAATTCATGCTGTCTTGTAAAAACAGTGTAATCATCTGGAAAAATATATTTTTCTAAAAATAAGTCATAGTTTGTTGTAATAACAGCAGAAATTTTGTTCTTTAGTTTTTTAAATTCTTCTAATTCTTTTAATAATTCTGGATTGCGGTTAAGCTTCATTTTCTTAAAATAGTTAGCAAGAAACATTTTATATGGAGATATTCCACGCTTTACCCAACTAGGGTTTCGGATATTCCCAACTTTCAATTTTATTTTGCGGTCGTAAAATGCGCTATTATATTCTTTTTCAATTACGGTTCCAAGAGCTGTATTTATTTCAAAATCGGAGAAACCTTGACGTTTAAAGGTATCAACATATTTTTGAAATTGAAAGTCATCTTTACAGAACTGAGAAAAGGATAATTTAAGCAATTCATTCCAGTTAGGATATTTCCAAAGATATCTCTTGGAAATACCAGAGCCAATAAATAATACTGGCATTTTATTACTATGGGAAATTTTATGTAAAATTGTATCCATACATTATTCTCCTATGTGAAAAGTGTTATAAAGTAACTTTGTCAGACTCTGACAAAATTATTTTGCATAAAATTATATAAATGCAAAAAGAGCCTTGGAATAGATATTATCCAAGGCTCTTTTACGGCCGATCATCAGCCATTCGCTAAAATATAAGATAGTTTCTTGAGCCTTGTCAAGTATTCTTGTTAAAATTATTGAAAATTGTTACTGGATTTTTATTATTTGGACAGCTGGTAGCTGTTTTTTTTAAAATTATGAATCATGCTTGTTTTTGCATAGTTTCTTTCATTTTTAAAGAAATTCTGTATTGATCGGCATCAGGGACGTCGACAAATTCTACAGTTTTATCAAAATTATTTTTGACAACTTCTTTAATTTCATCTAGAGAAACTTTGAAAAATTCTCTTCTTTGGTTTACAAGATTTAATTTTCGATTTTCAAAAGCTTTATGTAATTTTGCTTCCAGAGCTGGAGCATCTTCTGAAAAGATCATAGCATGTACATCAAATTTAAAAGGAACGGAAGCATCACCCAGTTCATCAACACGTTCCTGGGGATTTAATCTTCGTGTCATTCCAATTTTGTATATTCCTTCACCAAATGATCCAATGTTAGAAATTACATATACATATCCAGCTTTTTGGTTAGCTTCTCTATAATCGATATTTTTGATTTTGGTATCAATGTCAGATAAGGACTGTATAATTTCTTCTTTCTTTTTATTTAAATCTTCAGTATCTTCATCAGAAGAAGAGGATAATTGCTTATTAATATTAGAAAGAGCCTGTTCATAATGTTTGCGTTCTTTATCAATATTTTTGCGTTGTTCCTTAAGTTCTTTTTGTAATCGTGCTTCTTCACGTTGTTGAGCTCTTAATTCAGCTTTTTCCTCTTTCTCACGCTGCTTTTGAATCTGATATTCCAAGGCTAATTGGAGTTCTTGGATTTTTAGATCATAGTAGTCAGAAGTTATGGAAATAGCCATGGTCACTCCTAATTTTGCAATTGCATTAAAGCTTCGTTCCATTTTTTTGACCGAGGAATCGAAATTATTGTATTTTACTTTATTGATAATTTCATCGCATTCACTGTTAAATGCACGGAGCAGTAGTTTTTGCATATCCTTTATCATTTTGCGTCCTCTGACGACACTTCCATTGACTTGCCAGTCGGCACTACCAGATACCGCAGACCCGTCTTTGATCATGGCTTTTTGCATATTGCGTATATTCGTAAGTTCTGCTTTATAAGAATCCGCATTAAGAAAAGAATATCGCGGTTCATATAATCCAAAGTCTTGAACTAAGATTTCATCAGAAAATGTGATAATAGATTTCTTTAGTCCTTTTATGGTTGAATTTAATTCATTGATTTCATCATTGTATGCAACAATAAGTGATTTTTGTTTAGTAATTTCAGACATATATTTGTCATATTGTTCTTTTAATTTCTGTTCTTGCATTACTTTTTGATGTGCAAATTCAACCTGAGATTCAGCAATCTGTTTTTTTAATGATTCTAGATCTTGCATTTCTGGAGTGAGTAATGATTCCAGTGCTGCTTTTTCATTTTCAAGAATAGCGATTTTTGCTTCCATTTTGGAATTGGTATTTTCTAATTCCTGAATCTTATCATTTAATTCGTTGTTTCCAAATATTGAATTTAATAAACCCATTATACCCCCCTGTATTCTATGTTGACATTTTCCTGTGTGATATTTAAGTATTTGATTCGAAATCAGCTAATAGGATTGATTAAAAAGCTCTTCAGGTATCCGATCGAAATCAGGGAGTTCTCCAAAAGGATCTTCAGGAGGCTCTAAAGCTAACTGTTCATTGCTCTCTGGATTAGAATTAGGAGAATGAAGTTCCTGATCCCAGTCCGGTAAGAAGCCCTGATTGTAAAAAGTAGATTTATTTCCAGATATAGGACAATATCGTGCGTTAGTCGGTAAGATTGTATTGTAGCTGCAATTACCGATATGATTACAATCACCAGTACATCGGTTTACAAGGTAAGATCCACAGATTTGGCAATATTCACCTCGGATATTTGTTTGTTCGTTTTGACATATTGGACATCTGATCAATTTTTTAGAAGTATAAGTTTCGAATTCTTTATATATCATGTTTCCGTCACCCCATTTCAGTGTGTTTTTATTGCCGCAGATAGGACAATAGTTGTAATCGTTAAAAAATTGTGCACCACATACCGTGCATTTTCGTTTATTTATATACCGTTGTTGAATATGAAATGCTTGTTCTGACAAATTTAATTCTTCAGTCATTCGCATGTCGGTTTCTAGAAAATCAATTCTTGTTTTGGCAGCAGATTTTGAAATACCAAAAACGTGAGCAATATTTTCTACAGATTTATCATTTAATGTCATAACTATTGGTGCGGGCGCCAGTATATTACGAGCAAAGGCGTTTGCTTCGTTTTCTAATACTTGGTTGCTTTGTTCTGATAAACATGTAGAAAATTCACCACTTTGTTTTATCATTTCCGTTTCTTCGAAATCAATTAAATGATTAAGAAAAATATGGCCGATTTCATGCATTAACGTGAAACGGATGCGCGTTGAAAGGTTAGCTTCGTTATAGGCAATAGAATAATAATTGTTTTTCAATATAGTAGTGGCATCAGTACTATTAAGGGATGCAATTATATCATCTATTGAGCATGATACATTTTCTGCAATTTCAGAATAGTTCGCAAGCCCGCATTTTCCATTGTGAATAAGATCAAAAGGATTTACAGGAAAGGCTTTAATCAGATATTGATCTAAGAAATCATAAGCTTTTTTTAAACAATAATTATATCTGGCATGGCTTGGAATTTTCAATCTTCATTCGCCTCTTTCCCTTTTCCGGCAATATAGTCAATTATCTTTAGTGTGATATCTCTATCTGAATCCTTCATATTTTTTAATTTTCTTGCGGCCATTCTTATTTCAGGGGAGAATTCGGATTCTACAGAGGTTGATTTATCTTCTATTTGTTTTGTGTTTCTTTTGTTTAGCTCTGGTCGATTTTCGTTAAATGGAATATAAGTAGTTTTAAGTGTTCTTCCTAATAAATAATCAATATCGACATTAAAGAAGTCTGCAATTAACTCTAATGTTTCAAAGTCTGGTTCGCGAGCTCCACTTTCATACATTCCGATAGTACTTCTGGAAATTTTTAATTTTTTGGCGAGCGCATCTTGAGTTAAACTATGAGAAGTTCGCAATGATTTTAATATATTTTGAAAATTTCCCACTTTATAAATCACCTTCCTTATATATTGTATTTGTTGATATAAGAATATCACGTAACGTGAAAAAAGTAAATAAGAATGTCACAAAAAGTGTTGACACAATACGTGACACATGATAATATATAGTTGTAGCAAAGATAGGGCAATAAAGAAAGGAGATGTGGATGGGTAAAAAGGGTAAGAAAAAAGACAAGCACGATATTGAGACTATCGTACTTGTCACAGCTCTGATTAATTTAATAGTTGCAATCATTGACCTGATTAAAGACCTTATTAATTAATCTGAGAAAAAGAGTAAGGGAGAGAAATAAAATCTCTCTTCCTTACTTAAAGAATACCCTTTAATGGGACTCATTGTCAATATAAATATAAGTAGAAAGGCGGTGGAAGTATGTCGATTGCATTGAATATTATTCAGATTGTACTAAATATCGTTATTATTGTACTTATTTTAAAAATGAAGAAAGATAAATAGTAACGTTATGTAGCTGACCTATCGGCTAGACGGGGGAAAAGAAAGGAAGTGAGAAAATGTTAGATGCCAAAGAAATTGGGTGTCGACTAAGAGAGTTAAGAGGAAATATCTCGAGGGAGACAGTAGCTGATGCTGTTGATATTAGTGTATCTGCTATATCAATGTACGAAAATGGAGAACGTATCCCTCGAGATATTGTTAAAGTTAAATTAGCTTCATATTACGGCAGAAGTGTACAGGAAATTTTTTTTGATGAAAAATGTCACGTTTAGTGACTTTACAAACACCTGAGCAAATGCTTATCAGAAAACCTCTATCATTTTGATACCATTTTAAATGAAAAGAGTGGGGCAGATGAGTAAAACAATTCAGACAACGATTCGACTCTCAGAAGAGTTGTATCAGAAATTGAAGAAGCAAGTCAGAAAAAAGGAATAACATTTAATGCCGTTGTGTTGAGGGCATTATGGAGAACTAAATAATTAGCAGATTAGCCAGATAGCTCTGTTCTCTGTCCGAAGTAATATTGCTGAACGACAGGATAAAAAAGAAAAAAACTACTCCCCGACAAAGTATTTTTTTGTTATGAAAAATTCCTCATATAAATTTAAAGATAACACTCATAACTTCGGGCAGGGGGCAGAACTATCTGGTTCTAAAAAAGAAAAAGAAGGTGATATGAATGAGAGATGGACCAGAAGCAACATATAAAATCGGGAATGCAACTGTTCGGATTCATGGGAATGTAGATCCGGATAAGCTCAAAGCAGCAACGGTTGAGTTTTTGAAAAGCGTTGAGAGACAAAAGAAAAGCAAAGAGAAAGAAGCTATGGAGAAAGGAGCATGAGATGAAAAGTGAAACAAAAGCCATGATCTGCACCGCAGCAGTGCTGATCGCAATGGGAATATTTAAGGAACTAGCAGCGTTGTGTTTGATCACAGCGATGATCTATGAGGAAGGAGTGAAGAAATTTGATAAATAAGAAAGAAAAAAGTGCCCACGGAGCGGCAACTCCATTAGGCACACAGTTAAATAGACAAGAACAGTATAGCACAGATCGTCAGAAAAGTGAAATCAGAAAAATAGTAACTGAGATCTTTGATCTATCTTTGCGACTGCAAGAAATGACAGATGGAACTATAGATTGGCGAGAACCAGGTGTTCCATGTGTACAAGCTGAATATCATGGAGCTACCGCAGTGCTAAGCGTTAGGATCTGGGAAGATGGTTTTAATGCAGAACAGCAACCAGATTACAGTACAATGCTGTTCCTGGATAATCGGAACTGTATAAATGAAGCGAAGTATCTGAAAGAAAGATTGACAAAATTATTAGAAGAAAGCGGGAAAGAACAATGACAAAAGAATTTTTATTAGAATGTGAACGAAAATTAGCAAAATCTTATGTATGTACAGCACTTGGCCGCGACGATGACAGTATCGCTATTACAAAAGAGATAGCCAAAGATATTGCTTTTGAAGTGACAAACAGTGTACATCCTATTTCTATGGAAACAGCGCCATATGTCGTAGCGGCTTTAAGAACTTTGGCAAATGGTATAGAAAAAGAGATGAATCCATTGAACAAAGAAATTGCAAGAGCATTACAAGAATTAATGGGTAGATTTCAGTTCGTTAAAGAAGAAGTAAAGATTGATCTATAAAAGAAGAGGAAACAACAATTGGAAAGATGATTTTGATTACAACTGATAATGAGGTAAAAGAGCTGGAATATCCAGACGCGGGACTTAAATCATGGAAAAAGTTGAAAGAACACATCGGAAACAGATGTGAGCTAATTGAACATGTACAGCCCAAGAGATTATATACAGAGATCGGTGCAGGAATTGAGGTCAAAAATACACCCGGATCAAAGGTAAGCATGCTCGTTGATGAAGAATTTTATTTTCACTGTGACAAAACCAAATTAAATAAGATAGCTTCATGGCTGTATGAGACAGATCGCCATGGATACCCGATTCTTGGTAACGCTTTGATTATTGGAGAAAAGTATGGAAATGCAGGAATTGAGTTTTGCGAAATGTCAGAAGAGCAGTTCGATCTTGTCTTTCCTAAATTAGAAGAATTGGGAAAGAGGTTTAAAGATGCTGGAGATTGAGATTAGCAAAGGAATCAAACGGATCCAGTTCGATTCCTTTGATTCCTGGTTAAATGCAAGGCATGGGATTGGTGGATCTGATGCATCTGCAGTGTTAGGTCTTAGCCCTTATAAAACTAATGTTGATCTATACTTAGAAAAAATAGGACAGAGAGTACCTGCAGATATCTCCGGAGAAGATTATGTAAGGTATGGACATGATGCGGAGCCGTTGCTTAGATCGCTGTTCGCACTTGACCATCCAGAGTACAAGGTTGAGTACTTCGGAGACAACATGATCCGGAATGAAAAGTATCCATGGGCACATGCATCTTTGGATGGAGAACTAACCGATCAGGATGGTCGCAAAGGAATCTTAGAAATCAAGACAACTAATATCCTGCAAAGTATGCAGCGTGAAAAATGGAGAGATCAGATTCCGGACAACTATTACATACAGGTGTTGCATTATCTGTTGGTTACTGAATATGAGTTTGTTGGACTGAGAGCACAACTTAAATCAGTATGGCATGGTCAAATCAGGCTGGAGACAAAAGATTACCATATTGAGCGATCAGACGTAGAAGAAGATATTGAGATATTAAGACAAGCGGAAGAAGAGTTCTGGCAGAAAGTCGAAAAAAGGCAACAGCCACATTTAATCCTTCCGGAAATATAAAAAGGAGAAATGTATGGAACTTAAGATATACAATCCACAGGAAGAGGGATTTCTGAAAGAGATTGACTGGAACTATGAAGAGTTAAAAACAGAAATCCAAGGAAAAGCAAATGATTACATGAATCTGGTTTATACAGCAGATCAAGTAAAAGATGCAAAAAAAGATCGTGCAAATCTTAATAAATTTGTGGAAGCTTTAGAGAGCAAACGAAAAGAAATAAAAAAACAGATTACAGAACCATATTCAGCATTTGAGAAACAAGAGAAAGAACTGATTGGTATTGTTAATAAAGCAATTACAAATATTGATACGCAGATCAAAGGATACGAAGAAGCAACAAGACAGGAAAAACTTGAAAAGGTCAAAGAAATCTATGCAAAAACAATCGGTGGACTCGCTGACGTAGTAACGTTTGACAAAATTTTTAAGGAGTCCTGGTTAAATGTATCAACAACGTTTAAATCAATCACAAAGGAGATTACAGAAATTCGTGACAAGGTTGACAATGATTTATTCGTCATAAATGCAGACACAAGTTCCTTTGCTTATGAGATGAAAGAAGAGTATCTAAAGAACTTTGATCTTACTGCAGCAATCAACAAAAAACAAAAATTAGAGGAGACAGCGAAGCAGAAAGCAATATATGAGGAACAACTAAAGCAGGAAGAGCAACAAAGAAAACAACGATCACAAGAAGAAGCAAAGAAAGTAGTATTTGCAGGTAAAAGCACAGAAAAGCCAGTAAAAGCACAGAAGCCAGTGAATACAGGAGAAAAAATATCAACGATCACATTCCGATGTACTGTAAAAGAACATAACTTTAAAGAAGTTAACGCAAGACTCAGTCTAGTACAAAAAGTATGTGAAGAATTTAAAATCATAGATCCAGAGGAGGAATTATAAATGGCAGTTGGAAACAGTTTAGCAAACAGACAGCAGAAAACAGGATTAACGGCATATCTTACAAATGATGCTGTAAAAAATCAGATTAATAATGTAGTCGGTGGTAAAAACGGAGATCGTTTCATTGCTTCTATTGTATCTGCAGTACAGGTTAATTCAGATTTACAGGAATGTACAAATCCATCAATCTTAAGTGCTGCACTACTTGGAGAGTCTTTAAAACTCTCTCCATCACCACAGCTTGGACAGTATTACATGGTACCATTCAGAAACAACAAAAAAGGATGTAAAGAAGCACAGTTTCAGCTTGGTTATAAAGGATACATTCAGTTAGCGATCCGCTCAGGGCAGTACAAAAAACTAAACGTTCTGGCAATTAAGGATGGGGAATTGGTTCGATTTGATCCACTGAATGAAGAAATCGAAGTAAATCTGATCGATGATGAGGAAGTAAGGGAAGAAACAAAGACGATCGGATACTATGCAATGTTTGAATATACAAACGGTTTCCGAAAAGCTATGTACTGGTCCAAAAAGAAAATGGAAGCACATGCATTAAAGTATTCCAAAGGGTATGCAGCAAAAAAAGGATATACATTCTGGGAGAAAGATTTTGATGGAATGGCTTATAAGACAATGCTTCGCCAGCTGATCAGTAAATGGGGAATCATGAGCATTGATATGCAGAATGCAATGGAATCTGATATGGCGGTGATCCATGAAGATGGAACAAAAGATTATGTAGATACAGTTTCAGAAGAAAATATTGTAGCAGATCAGGATCTGCAGGAAGCAGTAGAGGAAACGACAGAACCAGAGAAACAGGAACCGCAGGAAGAAACAACAAAAGAAGAACCACAGCAGTTCTTTAAATAAAAGAAAGGAGCAACACAATGAAACATATTAACTTAGAACAGTTTGCAGGAGGGAAGCTTTCAGTACAGCTCAATAAGGCTTTAGAAAAAGTCACTGAAAACATTCAGGATCCCAACACAGATGCACAGAAGGTAAGAAAGATTAATGTGTCAATCAGTTTCCGGCCAAACGATGAAAGAAACTTTGTGGCAACTACGGTAGAAACAAAGTTAAGCCTTGCACCAGAACTTGGAGCTACAACAGCACTGAGTATGGGCAGAGATCTTCGCACCGGAGAGGTTGAAGCAGTTGAAATCTTTAACCAGATTCCTGGTCAGATGAATGTTGATGATGTGATCGACCAGGAAGAAGATGAAACACCGAAAGCTTTTGATCCGGATACTGGAGAGATCTACGAACCAAGCAACAAAGTGATTGATTTAAGAAAAGCAAAACAGGCATAAAACAGGAGGATACATAACAATGGATAATACATTTTTAAGAGAAGCAATCGAAAAGATCGAAGAACTGACAGACAGTGCAAGAGAGCCACACGTTGTAGAAATCGCAGGAAAGACTTATTGCGATAAATCTATGTCACGATATGACAGAGAAGAAATGGCAGATCCTCTGACAGCAACAAGCCTTAATTCTCTGATCGATTATATCAGTGGAAAAAGTGAGGAGCTGAGAGACTCTATGATCATTCATGTAGAGTCTCCAACAAGAGTAAGCCTTGTATCTGGTCTTACAAAAGAAAGAAATCGAGAAAAGTTATTCCGCGTGGATACAAATCCAAATGGTTTCATGTTCGATGAATATTATAATCAGGAGCAGTTCGTGATCAATATGCAGACAGCCTTTGAGCAGAGTGATGAGACAGCATTGATCTTAGCAGTCGCAGGTAATGTAGAGAATAAGACAGTAGCAAACTATGGAGATGATGGAGTCAGCCAGAAAGCTACGATCACAAAAGGCATTGCAGGAAAAGAAGATGTGATCGTACCGAATCCGGTAACACTTTGTCCATATCGTACATTTTTGGAAGTAGAACAGCCAGAAAGCAAGTTTATCTTCCGAATCAGAGAAGGTTCTGATGGGCAGCCAATGTTTAAATTGGTAGAAGCTGATGGTGGACTTTGGAAGTATGAAGCAGTAGATGCTATCAAGAAATATTTAACAGAGAATTTACCGGAAGAACTGTTAAAAGTGATCACGATCATCGGGTAACAGTTATGGAGACAGTTAGATTTACAGTCCCTGGTGAACCGAAAGGAAAAGCCAGGGCAAGAACTGTCCGTAGTAAAAAAGGTGGAACATTCTCATATACGCCAGAAGGTACTATGTTATACGAGAATCTGATCAAGTGCTGTTACAGGCAGGAATCAAACAACATCATTTTTAATGACGGACAGCCCTTAAAAGTAACGATCATAGCTTATTATCCGATCGTTAAGAGTACAAGCAAGAAAAAGAAACAACAGATGTTGGAAGACCTTATGTTTCCAACGAAGAAACCAGACATTGATAACATTGCAAAAAGTATTCTGGATGCATTGAATAAATTAGCATATAGAGATGATACGCAGGTGGTAACGCTGCATATGGAAAAGCATTATGCAGAGGACCCACGAGTTGAAGTAGAGATAGAAGAAATCAAATAGGAAAAGGAGAATCGTTTTGGCCAGACAGAAAAAACAAGGCATCGATTATTTTTCTTTGGATTGCGATTTCTTTTCGGACAGGAAGATAAAGATCTTGAAATCCAGATATGGAGCAGACGGGATCACAATTTTCATTTATCTTCTTTGTGAAATATATAGAAATGGATATTACATCATTGTAGATGATGATTTTTACTATATCGTGTCAGATGATCTGAACATGAATAGTGATAAGGTGAAGCAAGTCTTGACATTCTTATTGGAACGGTCGATGTTTGATAAACAGCTTTTCCAGTCGGACGCTGTCCTGACTTCTGCCGGAATACAGAAGAGATTCCAGTTAGCAGTAAAAACAAGAGCTAAGAAGAATCCAATAAAAGTCGACAGGTTCTGGCTTTTAAATGAAGAAGAAACAGAACCTTTTATTAAAGTTACCCATTTTGAAGATAATTCTGAGAATAATACGGATAATTCCAAGAAAAATAATGATAATTCCCGAGAAGAATCCCTAAAGGAAAGTAAAGGAAAGGAAAGTAAATATTATTATAGCAATCCAGATCTGAACAGAGAGTTCTGTCTTTATCTTGATATGAGGAATCATACTGGACCAACATTATCTGCAGAACAGATCAATGCCTTGAAAGAAGAACTAGATTCTCTGGCTGAGAATGATTCTGATAAGTTGGGCATTGTAAGAAAAGCATTTGGTGGAGGATATAAGAGTTTCTTCCCTACATCAAAGAAACGGAAGAAATCAACACCGAAACCAAAGAAAGAAGAAACTATACACAATTTTACACAGCGAGAAGTCAAAGATTGTGAGTTTGAGAATCTGGAAAGACAGTTATTAAAGAAACAATTAGGAGGTGACATAACGTATGGATAATTTAATTCCTGTTAACTACGATACAGAAGAACCAACAGTATCAGCAAGGGATTTGTATAAAGCATTGAACATTCAATCCAGATTTAGCAGATGGTTTGAAAATAATAAGAGACTATTTGTTGAAGGTGAGGATTATAACAAATGTACATCAAATACAGTTGTTAATAATGGAGCTGTTAGGGAACTAGAAGATTATCAAATAACAATGATAATGGCAAAACATTTGGCTATGATGTCTAGGACAGAAAAAGGAAAAGAAGTTAGGGATTATCTTATTAATCTTGAAAGAGCTTGGAATAGTCCAGAGCAAGTATTTGCAAGAGCGTTGAAGATGGCAGATAAGACAATTGATAAATTAAAATCTGATAATGCAATCTTAATTGAAGACAATGAAAGAATGAAGCCAAAAGAAATTTTTGCAGATGCAGTAACAGCAAGTGACACATCTATCCTGATCGGAGAACTGGCAAAAATTCTTAGACAGAATGGAGTTCAGACTGGACAGAATAAATTATTTGAATGGCTAAGAAATAATGGCTATCTGATCAAGAGAAAAGGATCAGACTGGAATATGCCAACGCAGAAAGCAATGGATATGGATCTGTTTGAAATCAAAGAAACGGTAATCAACAATCCAAACGGATCGACAAAAATCAGTAAGACTACAAAGGTTACTGGTAAAGGGCAGCAGTATTTTATTAATAAGTTGCTTGCTGCAAGCTAAGTGAAAAAAACAAAGGCATCCGGTTGATCTCTGTCCGTAGCAACCAACAACCCAAGATTGTTGTTAAAAGTCGTAGTAATAGTCGTGGTAGTTGTGGGTTTCGGGATGATCTTAAGCGACAGGACGTAAAAAGATGATCACATATGCGGACAGAGATCAGCCGGATGGACTGAATTATATACCACAGTAACTATTAACCGCATAAGAAACAGCCAGTATAAGCCATGAGCCTGCTGCCTAAGGCAGTGGGCAGAAAGGAGAACTGATGGCAGATTACAGCAAAGGATTTAAAAGACGTGTCGTACAGTTATGGATCCAACATGGTATGTCAACAAATGAGATCAGCAGAACATCAGGTATCGATCACAAAACGTTGATGAAGTGGTATAAGCGTTTTTACCCTGAGATAACAGGGGGGGGCGAGACAAAACACGAAGGTTTGCAGTGGCATTATGTAGGCAATTGTGCCGGATATCATAAGTAAAGGAGTATGATCAGACAGTTTGGCTCTTTACCTGAGGGATTCTTCAAGTAACTGTTAACCAAGCAATCAATACCAAACATATTTTTTCAGGTTCTTTTAAATGTAATTTCTCAAATATTAGATTTAGTTTTTTACAATTTTCCAAATCAAAAAACGAAGAATCACAAGACTTTATAAGATCGGGCAAAAGATAACAGATCAGCGATCAGAGATAAAGGCGTTGTATCAGGTAAAGAACCAAGCTGTCTGAGAAAACGATATGAGATATAAAGAAAATTTCAAGAAAGGAATGGTCCGGCTGATCATCTCAACAGGGATAAGCTACAAGAAGCTGTCAGAGCTGACAACGATCAGCCAGCCAACGTTGAAAAAATGGGATGATGAATACCGGCAGGAGTGCCTGGATGAGAAGAAGAGAGAAACCGAGAGACTAAAGAAGCAGGAAGAAGAGAACATGAGATGTACGGCGTGGCACCAGTATGGATCTGGTGCAGGTCGGTTTGAGTAAAAGGAGATAAAAATGACAGAGCAAAAAGAACAAGAGATCGTAGATAGAATTGAAAAGAGAGTTTTAGGAAAACTTGAAAAGAGTGTATGCAAAGAAGATACACAGAAAGTATTACAAGAACCAAGAAATAAATGGTTTAGAGATGCAAATGGATCCGGAACAGATTCGTTAATGGCAAATGCATTGGGAAATTCGTTCGTAGCATGGAGTGCATGGGAGCAGATTCGGCGATTAACATGTGTTGCTTGCGGAAAGAAATATGTAAGGCAGCTTACAGAAGATGATCATGCAGAAGAGGTATGTGAGCAGATTTGTCAGACAATTTATGATATTGCAATGATGAGAAAGAAGGATGATCAGAATGGGGAAGCTTGATAAAGAACAAGAAGCCAGAATGGCAGGAATGGCATATGCGTTAGGCATTGCAGAAAAAAAGGGAATTGATGGATTAAGAAAAGAGCTTCAGATGCGAGGAGCATTGAGAGTTGGACTTCTGATCGACAACGACAGATTAGATAAAGCTTTTGAAATCCTAGCAACAACACTCTATGGAAACATCATGACAACAGCATTATCAGCACTGGCAGATAGCGAAGGCTTTGGAGAAAAGAGGCTTCGAAGATTCAAAGAGGCATATGATTATAAATCCATGTGCCTGGTATCTCTGGATCAGTACGCAGAACATTTTGTAACATTTGAAGACATGGCAATTGATTTAAAGAAACGTTATAACATCGACATGAATGCAGAAATGATTGCATCAAACCAGGAAGTGATCGATAAAGGGCGAAGAGTGTTACCGAATGTAATCAAGTTATTGGAGCATGAAAATCAGCACGAAGCAGCAGACGTATTAAGAGAGCATTTACATGAGGCGGTGGCAGTATGGTAAACAAGAAAGAATTTAAAGGCTACATCTGTGAGATCACAGGTAAACCGATCAGAAAAATGAAGTTGTGTCCGGACAAGCAGCAGAAGCTAAAGGTTCGGATCAAGTGTGATAAGGGATGCGTCTGGTGTGAGAAAGAAATTGTTAAAGAAAGTTAAGGAGAAAATGAGATGATGAAGCTAAGAAATGTTGTAAATACAAGAAACCATGGATATGTTGCTATTGATACATGTTATACATTTGATCATGGATTCGAGACGATGGTATTCAAATGCGATAAAAACGGAAATATTATTGATTGGTCGGATTTAGACGTTGATATGTATGATAATGCAGAAAATGCAGAAGAAGGACACAAAGAAATGATTGAAAAATGGAAAAACAAATAAAAGAGGAAAAATAATGGGCAAAGTAAGACAAAGATTAGGAAAAGCCTACATTCATACAAAAGAAAAATCTATCCAGGGTATCATCATCGATGCTCTGGTAAACCATGGATATGACGTGGATGTAGAAGTAACAGATAACGGAATAAACGAAGTAGTATCATGTGAGATTTACGATGTGGGGGGGGCAGTAAGAAGAATGGTTGAGTTTATTGCAGGATTATTTATCGGAGCAGTTGCAGGAGTGGCAGTGATGTCACTCTGTGCCGCAGCGAAAGAGAGGGATGAGTTATGACAAGGGAAGTATCAATTACTGATAAGCTGACAGGAGTAATAACAGTAAACGACGACCTGAAAAAAGTAAAACAAGAAATGTGCGACGGTTATTGCGTGTATGCAAAAATGACACCACATTTTGACAAAACAAGTGCAGGAGCATGCGTTTTATGCCCACTGAAAAATTATAAGGAGTGATACATAAATGGGATATCAAGATTGTCCATGCGTAAACTGTGATCATAAAGCAGATGGAGAGAAGAGAGTTGCATGTAGAAAGAAATGCACTGAATTTACTGCATGGAAGTTAAGTATGCAGGCAATCAGACAGAAAAGGAAAGTTTTACAAAAGAAACCTGATGAAGCAAAAAGGTGGAAGAAAGATATGGTAGATCCATGTAAAGCCTGTGCAGAGATAAACTGCATGGGCATTTGTGCCGATCAGGTGCAATACAAACAGGAGTACCAGGAGATGACAGATCGGATAAGGCAGCAGATAATAAATCGTAACAGGAGGGGAGAACGTGGACAAGAACGTACTGATCCAATACACAGACATGATTGAAGAAGTAAAAGATATAAGAAAAAGAATCTTGCAAACAGAGAAGCAGATCAGCAGGATTGAGGAAGAAGGAACCGTAAAAGACACAGTAAGCGGTGGCATGGGTGGAATACAGCACTTTGTCGTTGAGGGTATGCCAGTACCAGAACTTAGCAGAAAGAAGCTGCTGCTTAATAAGCGAAAAGCTATGTTGATCGAAAAAGAAAATGAACTTCTGGAACTCATGAATCAAGCGGAAGAATATATAAATAGCATTGAGAAGAGCGAACTAAGAATGATGTTTAGATTTTATTACATTGATGGCATGACGTGGCTACAGGTAGCACATAAGATGAATCAGTTACACCCTAAAAGGCGAGTAGCTTATACGGAAGACAGCTGTAGAATGAGAAATACAAGATTTTTTCAAGAAAATTAGAAAATGTTCGGTTACGTTCGCAAAAAATAGGCTAATATATAGGCTAGAGCGATTAGATGAAGTGATACTTCATAAATGTTCCTTTTTCTTGCTAATAAAAATACGTACAAAATACGCATAAAATTATTGACTTATACGCATTTTGTACGTATAATAAACATATAAACTAAAAAAAGGAGAGTTTTTCATGAAGAGAAGAGATTTGATTAAACTCCTTGAAAAAAATGGATGGTATTTAAAACGGAATGGTGGGAACCATGATCTATATACAGATGGTAACAGAATTGAGCCAATTCCAAGACATCCAGAGATTAAGGAGCGATTAGCTAAATCTATTATCAAGAAACTGGGGCTTTAAGCCCCAGACTTGGTGGATTCATGAAAAACAAAAATGAAAAAAGGATCAAACGGCAAGATTTTAGGAGGAATGGAAACATGGCAAAGAAAGTAGCGTATCCGGTTATTTTAAAACCGGATCAAGAAGGGTATTATGTAGAAATCCCTGATTTTGATATCGCTACAGAAGGCGATACAATAGCAGAGGCTATGGAAATGGCCAGAGATGCTATTGGATTGATGGGGATTGATATGGAAGATGAGAAAAAAAGTCTTCCAGAACCAAATTCAAAAGCTCAAAATGTAGAAGCAGGAGACACAGTAACACTTGTAGATGTAGACTTTACAGAGTACAGAAAGAGAGTGGATAATAAAGCAGTTAAGAAAAACTGTACAATTCCATATTGGATGAGTGTAGAAGCCGATAAAGCGGGAATTAATTATTCACGAGTATTACAAGATGCAATTTCTAATATATTAGGAGTTGCGCGTACAACAAAAGGTTAATCAAATCTCAAAATATATTGAATTAAGCACCTTCGGGTGCTTTTTTCGTGCATAAATTTAAGGACCTCTAGCTCAGCAGGTCAGAGCAGTCGACTTATAACCGATCGGTCCAGGGTTCGAGTCCCTGGAGGTCCATTTAAGAAATAAGAAAGAAGGTGGTAATGTGTGAATGAAGAAAAAAACTACATACTTGCAGAGTCTGATTATGTAGCCGGAATGAAGTATAAAGACATTGCTGCCAAGTATGGAGTCTCGATGAATACTGTGAAATCGTGGAAGAAACGATACGCATGGTCGAGGAACAAAAAGACAGAATGCATCCAAAAGGGGTGCACACAAAATAAAAAGGGTGCACACAAAAAAGAAGCCGTTGCGGAGGATGTAAGTCAGGTCGTGATCAACGATGAACTTACCGATCAGCAGCAGCTTTTTTGTTTGTACCAATCCAGAATGTTTAATTATACGAAAGCTTACATGAAAGCTTATCCAGGATGTACTTATGCATCTGCTGCCGTATTAGGAAGCAGGCTTATGAAGAATCCAGTGATCAGAAAAGAGATTGAACAGCTAAAGCAGAATCATATGAACAGGGAACTGTTAAAGCAGGAAGATATCTTTCAAAAGTACATGGATATTGCGTTTGCAGATGTGACAGATTATGTATCGTTTGGGCGAGAAAATATTCAAGTCATGGGCGCTTTTGGTCCAGTAATGGTAGAAAACAAAGAAACTGGAGAGAAGGAAGTTCTCGAAAAAGAAGTCAATACTGTGAAATTCAAACAATCTGAAGAGGTTGATGGAACGTTGATCACGGAAGTGAAGCAAGGAAAAGACGGAGCGAGTATTAAGCTGGTTGATAAGATGAAAGCTTTACAATGGCTTGCAGATCATATGGATATTGCTACAGTTGAACAGAAAGCTAAGATTGAGCAGATCAGAGCTAAGACAGAACAAATCAGACACAGTGAAACTGATACAGGAGAAGATGCTGTTCACTCTTGGATGGAAGCAGTAAAAAAAGCGAGGGAATCAGATGGACAATAGCGTGTTACATGATTTCCTAGTAGAGAATATTCCTTTATGGCAGCAGAACCCGGTTCAATTTTTTGGAGAGGTTCTTTCTTTTTATCCAGATGAATGGCAGAAAGAAGCAGCATTTGCTTTAAGAGATAATCCGAAAGTAACGATAAAATCCGGACAGGGTGTTGGAAAGACAGGATTTGAAGCTGCGACACTGCTGTGGTTCTTAAGTTGCTTTGAAAATGCAAGAGTTGTAGCAACGGCTCCGACACTTCACCAGTTAAATGATGTTTTATGGGCCGAAGTTTCAAAATGGCAGAGTAATTCGCCACTATTGAAAGAAATACTGCAATGGACCAAAACAAAAATATCTATGATTGGCAGCAAAGAACGTTGGTATGCAGTAGCAAGAACAGCAACCACTCCAGAAAATATGCAAGGGTTCCATGAAGACAATATGCTGTTCATTGTTGATGAAGCTTCTGGTGTTGCGGATCCGATTATGGAAGCAATCTTAGGTACTCTGACAGGAGCCAATAATAAATTGCTGCTTTGTGGAAACCCGACAAAAGCAAGCGGTACATTTTACGACAGCCATACATCGGATCGTAAATTATATTATTGCATCACTGTAAACTCCGCAGAGTCTAAAAGAACTAATAAGGACAACATTGATTCTCTGATCAGAAAATATGGAGAAGAAAGTAATGTTGTCAGAGTCAGAGTAAAAGGATTGTTTCCTAAACAAGATGACGATGTTTATATGCCGCTGGAAATGCTTGAGGCATCAATCATCTTGGAAGAGATACCACCGGCTGATATTTGTACTTTAGGAGTTGATGTGGCTCGATTTGGAAATGATGATACAGTGATCGCAAGAAATATGAATAACAAGATCACACTAGAAAAGATTAGGCATGGTCAAGATCTAATGAAAACTGTAGGAGATGTTGTTGTAGAGTGTAGGAATATCAAGGAAAAGTTTAAATATAAAAAAACAATATATGTGATCATAGATGATACTGGTCTTGGTGGAGGAGTAACAGATCGTTTGAATGAATTAAAATCGGAAGGAAAGCTATCTGGTGTAGTTATCGTTCCGGTTAATTTTTCTGCTGCCGTTCCAGACAAGAAAGCAGCAGAAAAATATCATGATATCACATCTTATGCATGGTCCATATTAAGAGATATGTTAGAAGAAAAAGAAGCAGTATTACCAAATGATACAGAGCTTATCGCACAATTAAGTGCGAGAAAATATGATCTTAGTTCATCAGGGAAGATACGACTAGAATCAAAAAAAGCAATGAAAGAACGCATCGGAGAGTCTCCGGACCGGGCAGATGCTGTTGTTTTATCTTGCTACAGAAACAAAATTAAACCAATCAGTGTTCCAGGAAGTGATGTTGGAACAAAAGATAGTTACTGGAGGTGAAATAGCATTGTATGATGAAATAGGTCGCATCGGTCAAAATCGGTGGGGCGGTAGCTTTTACGAAGAATTTCTCCCAGAGCTGAGAGGACAACGAGGAGTAAAGGTATATACAGAAATGGAATCTAACGACGATGTGATTGGAGCAATCATATTTGCGTTGGATACATTGCTTAGACAGGCACAGTTTTCCGTAGAGCCACGGGGAGACGATCAAAAGGACATAGAGGCAGCAGAGTTTGTTGAGTCTTGCATGAATGATATGCAGACAACATGGACTGATACAGTCTCTGAAATCCTATCATTCCTTACATACGGCTGGTCGTATCATGAGATCGTATATAAGAGGAGATCAGGGCGGACAGGAAATCCTAAGACGAACAGCAAATATGATGATGGTTTAATCGGATGGAGAAAGCTTCCTATCCGATCACAGGATTCTCTGTATCAGTGGGAGTATGACAACGAAGATAATCTTATCGGCATGACGCAGATGCCACCGCCAAACTTTGGGCTTTATACGATTCCACTGGAAAAGGCAATCCATTTCAGAACCAGATCCAGAAAAGGAAATCCAGAAGGACGAAGCATCCTCAGAAATGCTTATCGTTCCTGGTACTTTAAAAAAGGGATTCAGGAATTTGAAGGGATCGGGATTGAAAGAGATCTCGCTGGTATACCGATGGTCACACCACCAGAAGGTGTTGACTTGTATAATCCAGATGATCCCGAAGGCTCAAGAATGTTAACCTGGGCTTATAGTTTGGTAAAGAATGTCCGACAAGACAAAAGTGCTGGAATCGTGTTACCACCGGGATTTAAGTTCGAGCTTGTTTCCACAGGTGGAAGCAGACAAATTGATACGAACGAGATCATAAATCGTTATGATAGCCGCATAGCAATGACAACGCTTGCGGATTTTATTCTGTTGGGGCATGAACACACTGGATCATTTGCATTGTCCGATGATAAGACAGAGTTATTTGCTATAGCTATTGGATCATACCTTGACATTATCTGTGAAGCGTTTAATAACCAAGCGATCCCAAGATTGATTGATCTAAACGGAGAACATTTCAAGGGGATCACAGACTACCCGAAGATGGTTCACGGAGATATTGAAAAGATCGACATGAACAAATTAGCACAGTACATCCAGACGATGGTTGGCACTGGTGTATTGATCCCAGACGACGAACTGGAAACATATGTTCGAGAGGCTGGTAATTTGCCGCCAAAGGTAGCTGACGATGAAAGATTCATTGATCCTGATAGAGAAGATCAGCAGACAAATGATCTTGGATCGCAGGGAAATAATGTACACCCAGAGGACAATCAGGACGTTGCCGAAGATGTTGGAAAGGTACAGGAAGCCAAGAAACGATTAGGAAGGAGCTGATTATATGTTCCTATTCCGAAAGGTTAAGAAGCGTGGATCGATGAAGCCAAATGATGTGAAAGAAGCATTAGAGAGGTTTCTTAATAGCAGCAGTCCAGAATTAACACGCTTGCTGGTCAGGTATTGGAAGGATCAGCAGACGGTTTTTACATTTAAAGAGATCAGAGAAGCTATTCAGGCTGGTGTGATCTCCAAGAAATCTGTAGAAGAATGGCAACAGGATTATTCAAAACTGGTTCATGATAAGATTGCACCAGAGATGGTTAAAGCAATGAAAGCTGGTGCTAAAAATCAAAACCAGCACAAAGGAATAGACATTGGATATAAATTTGATGCAGATCATTGGGCGGTATCTGATTGGTTGGAAAATCACACAGCTGAGCTTGTAACGAATTGTACAAGAGTACAGAAAGATGCAATTCAGTCAATGATCGATATCGGAATAAGAAAACATATGGGAACAGATGAGCTTGCAAGGTTTATCCGTCCCTGTATTGGTTTAACAAAGCCACAGACTCAGGCAGCTATGAAGTATTATGAGACGATCAAGGCAGAGTTGGAGAAGAAACACCCAAGAACAAAGCCAGAAAAGATTGAACAGATGGCAAGAGACAAGCAGATGAAGTATGCAGAACGTCAGCTCAGAGAAAGAGCAAAGACGATCGCACAGACCGAAAGAGCATTTGCCTATGAGTATGGCAGATACCAGCATACAAAGAATCTTGTTGATCAGGGTATATTACCACCACAGGACAAAAAATGGTCCGCAACGGACAGTGAGAATACATGCAGCACATGTAGAGAACTGAACGGAAAAGTTGTTGGAATGGACGAAGAATTTGCCCCAGGTAAGCTACTTCCTCCGCTTCATCCGAGGTGTAAATGCTGTGTTATGTATGTCAATTCAAAATCTATGACCGCAGCGTATGAAACAGAAGAAGATGAACTGCGAGAGTACAGCACAGAGGAAATAGAGACTCATGCTAATAAAATGTCAGAGATTGCAGACAAACATCTTGATCTTGAAAGCTCATGGAGTGGAAAGGTCGTAGTTGATGATGATTCTGGTGTTTATGGTATCCAGTGGAACGGAGATATTATAACCAGACATGAAACAGCCCCACATATTTTGTTACATGAACAGTTACACGCTAGATCAGTTACAAAATATGATCATAAAATGTATAAACAGTATGAGAACATGGAAGAGGGTTCGGTACAGTTTGCAGCACAGGAGATTAGCAAGAAAGAGAATATACAAATTCTTGAATCACAGTACGATCATATGACAGAAGCTTTAAGAAATATAAATAAAGTTGCTGGGTTATTTAAAAATGATTATGATTTTGCAATGAAGCTTATTTCTGTTCCGTTACCAGATAGGTATGACTGGCTGAATAATATGATCTATGATAAAATGATGTTATTAGGAAATATTGAAGATTATCAGAAGGTATCGCACTGGATGGAGGCTTTAGAAAATGGAAAAACATCTTGAATTAAAAGAAAGATTCGATCAGCTAATGAAACAAGATATGGATGTATCAGAACACGAACAAGAATGGTTTGAATTACTGGACGACATGCATGAATGGTTAAAGGATAAGACAATTCCGAGAAATATTCGTAGGCAGTTTGAACCTTTAGGGATGTTAGAAGTAACTATGAAAATCTGTGACGGAATCCATTATGCAAATGGAACTGGACGATATGCAAAGAAAGAAGAATGATGAAGTACAAAGCAATAGAGCAGACAGTTCAGGCAGTGCAGATCACACCTGATATTGAGATGATCGCCCCTGACTGGTTTACAAAGAAAATGAATACCGAAGAAATTATGATAGATCGTGCACAGTGTAACGGAGCAATCTCCGTTATTGGATGTACGATCTATTTTAATGTGCGGAAATATAAAGGCAGCAGACTTGTTGCAAGAATAGGAGACTATGTTGTAAAAGATTCAGTCGGTCGATTAAATGTAGTTCGTAAGAATGACTTTGATCGGCTGTATAAGAAGGAGGAAGCATGAGATATTTTAACGATTATATACGATCCCCAGCACAGACACAGGACAGTATACGAAAGTACTTAAATCGAGTAGATATTACTAAGAAGGACGAAGAAAAGCAGTACGTCTTTGGATGGGCTAAGATCGCCATTGATGAAAATGGAAATCAGCTGGTTGACCGCCAGAATGATTTAATTGATCCGGAAGAACTAGAACAGACAGCATACACCTATGTAGAGTTCTATCGTGAAGCCGGAGAGATGCACGAGCGAGGCGGTGCAGGCGTTTTAATCGAGAGTATTATATTCACTAAGGAAAAGATGAAAACTCTCGGTATAGAGGAAGGTACGTTGCCTGAAGGCTGGTGGGTTGGTTTCCATATCACAGACGATGAAGTATGGGCAAAGATCAAAGACGGAACTTATACGATGTTCAGTATTGAGGGCAAAGCGAAACGTATTGAAGTCGAGGAGGAAGAATGATGGACAAATATATCGGTGCAAAATTGATTCAGGCAGAACCAGAAAGAAATCCAGTCACAAAGGAGATCACAGGATACAAGGTTGTATACCCAGATGGGTACGAATCATGGTCTCCGAAAGATGTTTTTGAAAAAGCATATATGAAAGTGGATGATAATAAAAATCTTCCATCTGGAGTAAGTATCGGGCCAGAAATGGTCGATGATTTTATTGCATCTACGGAGACAATCACGATGGGAGAGACAACAACAGTTGTTCGTTGTGCGCTTCGAAATGGTTTTGATATCGTGGAATCATCTTCGTGTGTTGATCCAAAGAATTACGATGAAAAGATCGGCAAAGATATTTGCATGGGAAGGATCAAAAACAAAATCTGGGAACTGTTAGGATTTTTGCTGCAACAGGCGTGGCAAGGAATTAACTAGGAGATGATCGCATTCTTAAGATTAAGAAATCACACCGACAGGATGAATGGATCGTGTACAATCCTGATTGCTTTGAATTGCATCATACGCACTGTAGGAATAAAAGAGTTGCGATCGCAATCAAGAAGAACGTGGAACGTAGAAGAGTTCCAACGTCCAGAAATTTAAGGACCTTGGAAAGCCACATAAGGCTGACAGGGAACAAGAACTATAAAAGAAAGATTCAGAAAATTATTGAGGAAGTGAAAGCCGAAAAGGAAGGTGGTAAACAATGGACTTAAATCAAAAAGACATCCACTGTATGGCAAGGATCATTCAAAGTTCTGTCTTTGCAAAAGGGCAGATATTTTATGGCTGCCAGTATTGCAAATACTGGAATGATGGTTGCGAAGAATATGTAAATTCTAAAGCAAAGAGTGGAGAATTTCACTACGATGTAATTATGAAAAAGCTCCAGCAGATCACAGGGTTAGATATGAGCCTAAATGCAAGTAATCTGCCAGAGAAATTTCAGCGTGATTTTACCAGTCAATCAACTGTGGAATTGTCTTATAAATAGGACATTGTTCAGTTGGACAGTTATTAGAATTTGAGCATTTAAAATTTACAAGTTTTCCTTGATTAGGATTGCCACCACATTGGAAAATCCTTTGATAAACAGCGTAATAATCACATTGATCGTTTACAGAACTGCAATACTTAATGTATTGAATTTGTTTAAATTCATTCATAAGAATATACCTCCTTCCTTTGATTACTTAGGCTATGCCTTGTATGTAGATTATAAGAAAGGCATGAGAAAATGACAAGGAAGTGAAATCTGAAATGAGAAACTGAAATTTATTCTAAAATTAAGTGAAATCTGAAATGAAAATAGACCATTTTGTAAAAAATGCAAATTGGTCTATTTTTTGTATCAAAAATGCAATTTTCGTGTTCAAAACTCGAAAAAGTGTCGTTAGAAAGGAGGAAACATGAAAACAAAAGGAAAGACAAAGCTGGAAGATCTGGAAGTAAAAAAGATCGATGCAGTAGACATTGGAGCAGATCAGAAAGCAAATATCCTGATTAAAAAGAGAGGAGGTGCAGAAGAACCGAAGGGAAACTTTTTCAAGCGATTCTTTAATGCGTTTTGTGACAGCTTAGGAGTAAATTCAGAAGATGTCAGAAAGTCCATGGAAGATGAAGCAACATCATTTGATGATGTAATGAATGAAAAGAAGATCTACGACGTGAGGGACCAGATCTGGAATGCCTGCAACTCTCTGGAACAGTCGATCGTGTCAATCTTACTCGATAAAGAGTGTGAGGATAAACAGGCAGCAATCGCACAGAGCATTGATCAGTTTAAGGCATTTTCGGATGATGCATCCAAGTCTTGGATCAAATTAGAACGTGCAGTAACAGACAAAGAAGATACTGTTGTTGCGGATGATTTTGAGATCGCAAAAATGCAAGAGGTAATTGAGAAATCTTGCGATTCTGAAACTATTAACAAAGAAAAAAAAGAAAAGGAGAATGAAATGGCATTTGATATTTCAAATATGACAGAGGAAGAAAAGAAAGAAGCATTAAAAGCATTACAGGCTGATGCAAGCAAAGAGAGTACTGAAAAAAGATTTAATTCCGGAGCTGGAGAAGATCAGATCCAGGAAGCAGTTAACAAAGCAATGAGTAACGCCATGGAAGATGTTACTAAGAACTTTTCTGACATGATGGCAAAGATCATGGAACCGATCCAGAAGAGAGCAGAGGAAGCAGAACAGAAGTCCTTAGAAGAAGTTGCTAAGAAGTATGAACTATTAGGGACAAAAGCGGAGGACTTAGTGCCAGTTCTGAAATCCATGAAGGAAACATCCGATGAAGCTTACAACAATTTCATTGCATCCATGGATAACAACCTTGCAGTGATCCAGAAATCAGGGTTATTTGAGGAAATTGGTAAGTCTGGTGGAGCTCACACAGGAAACAACGATACAGAAGGTGCTGCAAAGATGAATGCAAAGGTAGCAGAGATCAAGAAATCTATGCCGAACTTAACGGATGCACAGGCACAGGATATCGTCATGCAGAATGATCCTGAATTAAGAGCAATGTTCGACAAATAGGAAAGGAGATACAGAGAAGATGGCAAACAGAACATATGAATACAATCCGATCAATGATAGCCCAGTGATCGTTGCGACAGCTGGAGAAGCACTTAAAACAGCTGCAGCAGTCGTATTAACAAAAGATGGAGCGAAACTTCCTGAAGCTGGAAAGAAAGCAACAGGAATTGTGGTCCTTGAAGATGAGACAATAGCCAAAGGCGATGATATTACTGTTCAGATCAGAAATCAGGGCATGTGGACCGCTGGTGCAGCGTTTGATTCTGGAGATTTCCTTGCTGTAGATGCAGAGGGATTTTGTCAGAAGGCAACCACAGGGCAGTACATTTTAGCTATGGCACTTGCACCGGCAACAGCAAAAGGAGATATCGTAAGAGTTGCGATCATCCATGCTGGATACGAAGCGTAAATAAAGGAGGAATAGAATAAATGAGCACAGGACATAATAACGCAGCAGCAATCGCAGTTGATATTGCGAAAGGATGGAAACCTAACTATTACTTAACAAATATGGCAATGTCATATTTTCAGGCACCGGGAATGAATGTTGCACCAAGTATCTTTCCGATCCTTCCAGTGCAGGCAAGTACAGGAAATTACTATATTTTCAACAAGGAAGAGATTGCAAAAGATCAGGTAAGAAGAAAGCCTAAATACGGCAAAGTAGCACCAGCTGCATTCTCTCATTCAGACGGTACTTACAAATGCGAGGTAGATCAGGTTATCGTTGGAGTAGATAATATCACATCTCTTGATTACCAGAGAACAGGAGCACCAGCAACGATTGATCCAAGACGTGCAAAGGTAAGACAGATTTCGGAGCAGATGAATTTACATCTTGATATGATCTTTGCAAACAAGTTTTTCAATGCTAATGCATGGGGAAATGTTAAGACAGGAGAAACAACAGCTTCAACATCTAAACAGTTCGTGCGTTTCGACGATGCCAATGCTGATATCGTAGGTGCGTTTGACGATATGAAACAGGAAATGCTTTTAAACGGACGTAGATTACCAAACAAATTATGCTTAGGATATAAGACATTTAAAGCAATCAAGAATCATCCACAGTTCTTAGATCGAGTTGTTGGTTCAGGATCAACACCAAACCCAGCACTTGTAGACGAACAGGTAATTGCAGCGGTCCTCGGCTTTGAAGAGGTTAAAGTATTGTATTCAACATATAATGCAGCAGAGATCGGTCAGAAAGCCGATATGAAGTTTGTCTTTGACGACAGCAGTGCATTAATGACTTATGCACCAAAAGAAGTATCTTTGGAAGAACCATCCGCCGGATACATTTATACATGGGATATGTTAGGAAACGGACAGTGGATGGCTACATCACAATTTGACGGAGAAGGTGGAACTCATACAGAGTTCATCGAAGGACTTATGGCAACAGATATGAAAAAGACTTCCGATGATCTCGCAACATTCTTAACAGGATGTGTAGCTGAGTAGGAGGTGCTTAGTATGAATTATGTTGCATTAAAGCCAGTCAAATTTTGCGGTAGGCAGTATAAGGTCGGAGAAATTGTTCCAGAGGGTGTCGTAGATGAACGACGCTCTCTTTTCTTAAAGAAGTCTGGACACATTGCAGAAGCAGCAAGTGTAAATGGAGCAAATACAGAGAATTTAAGTGTTAACCCTAACACTTTATCAATTCCGTTATTACAATCAAAGCACGAGCTTGTAATGAACGCACAGCAGTTATCACAGTTCTTTGCAACCATCCAGAAAACAATGGATGAGGCAAAAATTGAGATTGCGACCATGACAGAGGAAGATGTACCGGTCTTAGAATTGCTGCATGAGATTGATTCAAGAAAAGGAATTAAGGCAGCGGTTGAAACAAGACTTGCTGATCTTTCCACTGATATTGATATTAGTCAGGCAATAGAAGAAACCGAAGAACCAGCAGAACAGCCGGAAGGTGGCGAGGAGAATGACGTATAACTATTTTCCAGATGAGATCAATACAAATGATGTTATGAAGATGCGGTTCGAATTGGCGGATACTGATGTATCAAAGGATGAAATGTCAGCTGCACTTTCCGATGAAGAGATCACAGCTGTATTAGAGCAGTATCCAGACAATTTTAAGATGGCAAAACTGAAATTGCTAGAACATATGATGTTCAAATACGGACAGGACGTAGACAATAGTGTTGGTCCTGTCTCTTTTAATTTTGGTAATCGAATGAATTTCTGGAAACAGCTTTATGATGATCTGAAAAAAGAAATTGCATCTTCCAGTGTTGGAATCAAGCCGTATGAGAAAGAAAAACGAGAGTATTTTTACGTTGGAATGATGAATCATCCTGGAGGTGGACGCTTTTGAAAATGACATCAATCGGTAGACCATATCAATATATGCAGTCTTTCCGTGTTTACTGGCAGGATACAGAAGTCATGGACGATGGCATGGTTGTAAAGGGCGATGAAAAAGAAGCCCCTGATGCGATCATAGACGGTATACTAGCCGAAGCAGATATGAAGACAATGGAAATCTGGAAACAAAACCAGACTCCGATCAGTCATACGATTGTGTCTTACCATCCAGTGGTTAAGCTAAGTAAGAACGATGTGTTACTGCTTGGCGATGATCCGTGCCATGATCGTAAGTTTATCGTGAAGGGTACAAAAGATCCAGCTGGAACAGGGCAGTTTTCCATCTATTATGTATTAGAAAGAAGTGATACAGATGGGCGTAGAAGCTGAATTTCAAGCATGTGCAAAGAATCTTGATGAAAGTATCAAAAGAGAGATGATGCGAAAGGGTGCAATGGCAACAAACACCCTTAGAAATATTGAGATCGAAGTATTGTCGAAAGGCGGTTCTGGAAAGAAATACAAACGGCTTCCGAATAGATCATCCGCACTGGGAGAAACACCAGCACCACAGTCTGGAAAGTTACGTCAGGACTGGGATGATCAAACTCTGATTGAAGGAGATCAAGTTACAAGCCGGATAAAAAGTAATTCAAAACACGCTGAATGGCTGGAAGGTGGCACAAAAAAGATGGCAAAACGACCATTTATTGATCCAATTAAGAAGAAAGCAGAGCCGGAGATTGTAAAGATCTTCGGTTCAGATTTTGAGGTAACTCTATGAAAGAAATAATTTTCAAGTACTTAAAAAGCCTGAATATTAACGGATTGGCTACGTTCAAAAATGGACCAGCAATATTTTTGGATCAGGCACCTGATGATTCTGATTCAAGGTGGGATGGTTCGCAGTATGGGCGTATCATCTATGGGCTGAATTTGAAAGATGATTCAGAGCGTAAGGTTTCTGGAACGATGGAGATTGCAATAGCGTATCTGTTTAATAATCAAGGATATAAGAACTTGCTTGAAGCGAAGAAGATCCTGAAAAAAGCGTTTGAAGGAGTTTTCTTGACCGATGAAGATACAACGATTTCTCTTGTATGGAGAAAGTCAGAATCATTTCAGGAAGCAATCGAAGGGCAAATGGATGTAGAAGTATGTGGATCAGTGTTGACATTCGATGCATATGCTTTTCCAAAACATTCATACCTTCCGCTGGATGCAGTCGGTTCTTTGGCAAAGCACATTGATGAGAACTGGAACGTGACAGTGATCAATAACACGGAACTTGACGAAATCTGGAAGCCGGATGATGAAAAAGTGGTTGTTTATACTAGACTGGATTCTATGCAGCCAGGAACGTTCCCATCGACATATGCTTGTACATGGTTTACAAACAACATCAAGGTACATGTGATCTCCGGATCGGATGTAAATGCTGATCAGTTTGTTATGAACTTGCTGCAAGATTTACAGGAAAGAGAGCGGTTCGTTATGAATGATGGATCGCCGTTTTTTGTAAATCAGCTGGCATACAGCACGAAACTTGATCCATTAAAAGATGGACAGGTAACGGTAAGAGGTCAGTACGGAAAGTTACGAGATGTTGAAACAGTCGATGAATTAAAGACAATTACGATAAGTTAGGAGGAAACAATGGCAGAAAAGAAAGACGAAACAAAAACAGTGCCAGAAGTTACTTATACTGTGGATGAATATGCAGAAAATCCACAGGTGTTAGGAGTATCACAAGATATTATCCGAACAGCATTTGCAAGGGCAGGTGTTAAAGAAGCAACGCAGAGCACAGCAAAGAAACTTGTAGATACATTTAAGAAGAAGGAGGTATAAGAACTTGTCCGGATTATTTTTAAAAGGCGAGAAAAAGGAAAGAGCTGGAGTTTATCGCAGACATGAGCAGATCACAAATAATGGTGTAGCATCCGCAATGAACGGAGTTTTCTGTATTCCGGTTCATGCAGATTTTGGTCCAGTTGGAGAGATTCAGAAGATCACATCAAAGAGTGATCTTCTTTCACTTTATATGGAGAGTGGAACGATCGATGCAGCGGTAAAACTGTTTGATGCAGGTGCTAACACGGTATATCTTTACCGTCTTGGAACTGGTGGTAAAGAAGGAAGCCTGTCCTTACAGACAACCACAGCCACAAATGCAGTTACATTAAAGACAAAATATCCAACCGCTTTGAAATTCTCCGTAACTGTAAAACAGAAATTAGGAGATGAAACGACAAAAGAGTGTTCCGTTTACAATGGGGCAACACTTGTTGAGAAAGTAAGCTTTATCGCTGGTGCGGATGTAAATGAGGCTGCAAATCTGGTGGAAGCAATGAAAGACAGCAAGTATTTATCCGCAGAACTTGTTTCTGGAGCATCCGGGATCATGCAGACGGTTGCACAGCAGGCTTTGGCTGGTGGATCAGCACCGGCAGTCACAACAGAAGATTACAGCAATGCGTTTAATGCATTCGAAACTTATGCTTGGAATGTACTGGTGCTTGATACAGTCGAAGAAGATGTTAAAGCATTAGCGAAGACATACATGGAAAGAATCCATTCAAACGGTGCATTGGGTGTTTGCGTACTTGGAGAAGCGGCAGGAAAGTCACTTGCTACAAGAAAAACGAATGCAAAATCCTATAATGCACCATATTTTATTTACTGCGGTAGCGGATATTATAATACTGCCGGAGATAGGGTGGAAGGATACCTTGCTGCAGCAGTTCAGGCAGGTGTGATTGGATGCAAAGATTCAAGTACATCAATTGTACATACAGAGATTCCAGATGCGGAGTCATGCATTGAACAGCTGACGAATGAACAATATGTCGATGCGATCAAATCTGGATTGCTTCTTTTGTCAGAAGGACAGGAAGGACAGGTCTGGTTTGATTCAGGAGTGAACACATATACAGTTCTGGATGAGGACGATGACGAAGGATGGAAGAAGATCAAACGTACAGCTGTCCGTTATGAAGCTTTTGACCGTATCAATCGTACATTAGAACCATTGATCGGTAAGATCAGCAACAATGCAGCAGGCGTTGATAATGTAATTCAGGAAGCTAAAAAAGTACTGGCTGAAATGAACAGAGAAGGAAAGATCTTAGATACTTACGAATTTTATGAGGATACAGAAAATCCACATGCAGCGGATTATGCATACTTTATTATCCGCATTGATGACGTTGACAGTATGGAAAAGATCTACTTAACATATCAGTTCCAGTATATCGCACAGTAGGAGGTGTTATATAGATGAGTGGAAAAGGTTTTGATACTAGAAAGCTGATGACAGGAAAAGACGGAAAGCTTTTTATTACACTGGATGGAGTCTCCATCTGGTTTGCATCCGTGGAAGAGTTTACAATCGGAATGAATTTTTCAAACGTAGATTTCCATCCGGCAGGAGATGTACAGACATATGGAGTTCCAGACAGTGTTAAATTTACAGCATCGTTCACTGAAGCTGTAGTAAGAGATGATCTGACGATCGTACCAATGCTGGAAGCGATTAAAAATGGGAAAATTCCTACATTCAGTTTACAGGGCGGTGTTACAGAACCACTTGCTGGTGGCGAAAGTAAATATCTGTTAGATGAATGTATTCCTGATGGAGATACAAACATTCTGGAAGTAAAACCGGGAGAAATCATCAAGAGACAGTGCCAGTTTATTGTTAACAGTGTACCAGATTGTATTAAATCATTGGCAGCATAAAGAAAGGATAAGAAAATGGCAGAGAAGAAGACAAATATCAATGTAACAGAAGAAAATGAAATGGATCTTATCACTGGTCTGTTAAAGGCAGCAGAGTATAAGACAGAGGTAAGCCAGACATTAAATATTCAAAGAAACGGACAGAAATTGTTTAAATTCGATATTCGCCCATTATCTTTTGATGAAATCACTGATTGCAGAAAGAGAGCAACAACTTATATGCCGAATCCGGGTGGAGCATCACTTCCATTAATTGAGAAAAGCGTAAGCAATGCAGATTACATGGCATGGCAGATTTACATTGCAACAGTTCCGGAAAGTGATGGAACAAAATTCTGGGATAATCCAGCATTAAAAGAAGGACTGAACAAAGCTGGTCACATGGTTATGACACAGGCAGAGATCATTAAGGAAATTCTTACAGCTGGAGAACTTGAAGCAGTCAGCGACAAGATTGAAGAGTTATCCGGCAGTGGTACAAATGTCATTGATTATGCAAAAAACTAATTAAGTCCAGTCCGTTAGCTTCTCTGCTTGCAGAAAATTATTTACGGACTGGAATGTTGCCATCAAAAGCCCTTGATCTCCCAGAAGGAGAGAGGGCTTTTATCTTTGCAGCACTTATAACAGCTATGGAAGGAGGCGATGCATAAATGGCAAACAAAGAAATTGTGATCGATGTTGTATCGGAATATTCCGACCATGCGTCTTCTGGCCTACAGCAAACAGGGAAGAATGCAGAGAAAGCATCACGAGAGATGGACAAGCTTGGAAAGAAGCGTGCAAAGCCAAAATTAGGACTTGAAGATAAAGCAAGTCCAGTCCTTGACAAGTTTGGTAAAAAGGGAGACGGGCTCGGTAAAAAGACCTGGACTCCAAAACTTGGATTAAAAGACACTGCAACAGCAGGGATCAAAAAAGCTATGAGTGCTGGTATGAGTTTTGGTAGAAAGACTTTTTCAGCAGTCCTAAAAATCAATGACAAGGTAACAAGTCAGATCAAAAAAATCCCAAGTGTTATATCTAAGATCAAGAATTCTATATTTTCACTAAAAACTTTGGCTGGTGGAGTTATGACTGGAATTGCTGCAAAGAAATTGATAGCTGATCCAGTATCATTAGCAGACGAATTTCAGACATATCAAATTGGCTTTGAAACAATGCTGAAATCTAAAAAGAAAGCTACGAAGTTTATGGATAGTGCGAAGAAATTTGCATCTGTTACTCCGTTTGACACATCGGCCGTAGTATCAAATGCTCAAAGGATGTTGGCTTATGGATTCTCTGATAAAGACATTATTCCTGACCTGACGAAGATTGGTAATGCATCCGCAGCACTTGGAGCTGGAGAAGAGGGTATCTCTCGAGTATCCAGAGCTTTAGGTCAGATGAAAACAAACGGAAGATTGAACGCAGAGGACATGAATCAGCTGACAGATGTCGGTATAAACGCATGGAAGTATCTTGCTGATGCAGAGGGTAAATCCATAGCCCAGATCAGAGAAATGTCTCAAAAGGGCGAAATCAGTGGAGACAAAGCAGTTAAGACAATCCTTAATGGGCTGAAAGAATTTGATGGAATGATGGACAAAACATCTAATTCGACGGTTTCTGGATTAATGTCAAATATTAAAGATACGTTCGACATAAACATTGTTTCTAAATGGGGAAAAGGTCTCCAGAAGGGAGCAACGAAAGGTTTAGGAGAATTTGCAGACTATCTTGATAAATCCGATGCAAAACTAAAAGAAGCTGGAACATCACTTGAAAAACTTGGAGAGTATGCAAGTACATCTGTATTCAAGGGACTTGAAAAGGCTGGAGATAAGATCGACGATCTTATTAGTATGCCAAAATTCCAAAATGCTTCAATCGGTGGCAAGATTAGTATTGCTTGGGATGAACTGATTGTAAATCCGTTTTCTAAGTGGTGGGATTCTAAAGGAAGACCGGCGATCGTTAAAAAGATTACTGGGATTGGAAAAGATATTGCAAAAGCTGGTGGAAACTGGTTCAAGGAATCTCTTAAGGATCTGTTACCAGGCGGAGATAAAGCTGGTATCGCAGATTATTTAGCTGGATTTCTTGGATTATCTGGAGGGCTAAAGCTGTTTAAAGGTGGAAAAAGTCTATACGATCTGATCACTGGCGGTTCAGGTGGTTCTGGAAATCCTCTTGGAAGTTCCGTTGGACTTATGAATGTATCCGCATCCGTTGGACTTATGAATGTATCCGCATCCGTTGTAAATGTGAACGGTGGGCTTGGCAGTGGAAACGGTGGAAGCCCTGTCACACCAACTGGCGGTGGAACTACACCAAAGACAACACAGCCGACAGGACCGACAAGGACACCGGGTGGTTTGTTTGGTTTAGGTGGTTCTGGAGTTACTTTGAAAAACGGAGAAACTGTTGCGGCTACTGGATGGAAAGCTTTTCTTGGAAATCTTGGAGTAAAACTTGGATCAGGAGCAGCAACAGCTGGTGGAGCAGCAGCCGTTGGTGGAGCTTCGTTACTAGGTGGAGCTTTAGGACTTGCGGGAATTGGAAGTGCAGCAGGTAACTTTATCAACGCTGCGACAACAAAGAATAAAGCTACTAAGAAAAAAGAAAACTACAGAGGTGGCACGAAGCTTGGCATGGTTGGTGGTGGTGCAGCCGCTGGAGCTTTAATCGGATCAGCAGTTCCAGTCGTTGGAACTCTTGCCGGTGGATTCATTGGTGCCGGTGTTGGTGGATTTGCAGCACTGACAAAAGGTAACAAAGCAGGCGATCATATTCGAAAGAACATGGATAAGATCAAAAAAGAGTCTGAAAAAAGTGCTAAATCTTGGAATGTAACATCGAAACAGGTAAAAGAAATTCAAAAGGGTCAAGAAAAGTACCTTGGAGATAATTATCTTAAAAATCGTAAGGAAGCACTAAAGGATAACAATTCATTAACTGCAAAATCGCAGAAATATTATTCTTACAATAAAGATTCCATACGAAAGATCCGTGAGAAATATGAGCCAGAATCCGAAAAGAAAAAAGATCGGTTAAGAAAATCAGTACAGAGTACATATAAAAAGCAAAACAAAGAACTGAAACTTGACTCAACAATGAGCGGAACAATGGCACATACTGTTAGAGGTAAGAAAAATAAGAATCTGAATGTTGGACCAGACAAAGAGTATAATCAGCTGACTAATTCTGTTCAGAAAGCTTATGAGGAGAATAAGAAGAATACAAAGCAGACAAACGTCGGTTCTAAGAGTACGAAAGCTTTTTCTGGGGCAACAAGTGCTGCCGGTGGAAAAGTCAGTGGCTTAGGTGGAATGTCTGCAACAGCTGGTGGAAAATTGGGAACTATGGGATCAATGTCACTTGCAGCTGGTGGTAATTTACAAAGTGCTGGAAGTTCCGCATTATCACTTGCAGGTGCTTTAGCATCCGCAGCCTCAACGATTGCATCCGCAGCAAGTACAACTGCTGCACAAGCAAGTGCAATCAAAAGTATTACTAGTGGAAGTTATCTAAGTAATAGCGGTTCTTCAAAATCTGGTAAAAAGAAAACAAGCAAAAAGACATCATCCGCACCGAAAGTACAGACAGCCTTACCGAAAAATGGAAAGTTCTTTCATAATGCGAAGGGTAGTCTGGTCAGAGGTCATATCGTTTCTGAATTAGGAGAAGAAGGAAACGAAATGGTCATTCCACTTTCTAGACATAGAAGCCGTGCATTATCTCTCTGGAATCAAGCAGGACAGATTTTAGGCGTTACAAAGCATGCCAAAGGTGGACTTGTTGGAGGATTATCCGGATCTGGAAAAGCTTCGTCTGGTAGCAGTCAGCCAGTGATCAATGTTGGTGGTATTACGATCAGCGTCAATGCATCTGGAAATGACGGCATAGTTGATGCTATCAAAAACTCTAAAGGAGAGATCGCAGATGCTATTATGCAGGCGATCGCAGATGCAATCGGATCAACGGCAAGTAACAGAACAGCGGAGGTAATGTAAATGGACATATATATTACTGGAAAAAATTCAAAAGGGAATGATCAGAAGATACAAATTCCGATCATTCCTGAAGAAATTGAATCATCAATCGAAGGTAAGTTTGCAGAATATGATATCTATAAATTAGGTCAGGTCAGTGTTCCGAATGGTAAAAATCTTTCAGAACTAAGCTGGGAATGTTTTTTCCCCGGAGAAGCAAGAAAAGGCATGAAATTTGTTCGTAAGTGGACTGATCCAGCAACCTTAGATGCACTGATGAAATACTGGGCTAAGTATGGGAAAGTGGTAAATGTCTGTATTACAGGAACGAAGATCAATGTTGATATGCGTGTTTCAGAATACGATTCTACGGTCAAAAGCCTGAATGATTATTACTACACGGTAAGATTTATCGACTACGAAAAAATAAGTGTTTCCTCAACGAAAAGAAGTACCAAAACCACAAAGAAAAAGGTCAAAGTAAAGAAAGGACAAACATTACGGAAACTTGCAAAAAAATATCTTGGGTCCAGTAAAAAATACAAGGTTATTTATAATGCAAATAAGAAACTGATTGATTCTAGGAATAAAAAGGAACGTAAGAAACATCCAAAGAAAAAGATCAGCAAATATACGATCTATAAAGGACAGGTGCTTGTGATTCCTGTTCCAAGCAGTAAATCAGTTTCTAATTCCAAGGTTGAGGAATTAAAGAAAGCAATGAATAAAGATGGCTACTCGAAGCTGAAAGTTGATAAAAAGCTGACATCTTCGATGAAATCAGCCATGAAAAAGATCAAGATCCGAACCGGAAGAAAAGGACAGGTCGTAAAATTTGTGCAAAAAATGGTAGGAGTCAAACAGGATGGTACTTGTGGATCTAAGACAGTATCAGCAATAAAAACTTACCAACGAAAGCATAAATTGACAGTAACCGGTGTCGCTGATTATAAAACACTGTTAAAAATGATAGGAGGATAGGAAGATATGCCGAGTTTAGGAAATCCACTGTATAAAGCGGTTGTAAAGACAACATCGGGGCAAGAATATGATCTATACAAGCTGAAAGTTATACTGGACTTGACAATATCTGATGATCCTGATTCGCTGGCAAAGGAAGTCAGCTTAACAGTAATGAACGCTGCGAAAAATGGTGTAACACTTGCGACATTGATTCAGCCATCAGATCGATTATACATATATTCGAATGTTGGACATGGAGATTTTGAAGTATTTCGAGGCGTGATCTGGGATCGAGACAGGGTTACCGATACAGAAAAAAAGGTAACATTTACAGCCTATGATTACTTGATTTATATGATGAAATCCCAAGATTATTTTTATTATAAAAAAGGTCTCAGCACAAAGGAAATTGTAAAAAGAATCTGTACTGCATGGAAGTTGAAACTGAAATACAGTTACGGATCAATCAAAAACAAAAGGATCAAACCAGTGCAAAAGAACATTGGAGATATGATCGTATATGTGCTGAACAAGGCGAAAAGCAAACTTTCCAGCCGATATATTTTTACGATTGAAGGAACTACAGTGATTGTCAAGTATGCCAATACTAATACAACGATTTATAAGATTGAGGAAGGAAAGAATGTAATATCCATAGAGGTTAAAGTAACAATGGATGATATCGTTACAAAGATAAAGATCTACGGAGAAGCAAAGAAAAAGTCAATTCCTAAACTTGCATCAATGTCTAAGAATACATCGAAGTTTGGAACGATCCAAGAAATTATGGACAAAGACAAGAAAGAGAAACTTTCGAAAATAAAGAAACAAGCACAAAAGAAATTGAAGAGCAGTGCAAAGGTTAAGTATGAATACATAGTAACGGCGATTAGCAATCCGAAGATCAAACGTGGAGACACCGTTTATGTTGGATGTGGTACCGCTGGACTGAAAGGAAATAAAACAGTAAAAAGTATTACGCATGATTGTGTTGCTGGTACGATGGACGTTGTTTTTTACTAAAGGAGAGTTTTATGCAGAGAAATGGAAGAAAAAATTTTATCCGGGCAATCGAACAGATTTCTAAAGGAAACCAAAGTGCAGCGGATGTTGTTGCAGAACTTGGAACTATGAAAGACGGAGGGATTCTTCCTGACTCTTATCCAGAAAGTGCAGAACCTGATGACGATTTTTTGATGTTATCTGATGCAAAAGTAAGTGATGGCGATCGAGTATTACTGATCTGGACAGATGCAGAGGAAATCGTTGTGATCGGTAAAGTGGAAGGAGATGAAGAAGATGCCGGATAATCTTTTCCCAGAGGAATATGAAAATGAAGAAGAATATTTTGAAGATGAAGAGAATGAAGGAACTGAGGAAGAAAATACAGAAGAAGAGGAAGATGCAGGTTATAAACCCAGCATCTTTTTTGATTTTGATACTGGAGACTTTGTTACGCTTCACGATGGAAAATTAAAAGAGGCATCCGGGTTCGAGGCGTGGGTGCAATGGTGTTACAAAACGATCATGACACAAAGATACGCTCATGAAGGATATTCCACCGACATTGGGATTGACTATGAAAGTGCCTTGCAAGCGGATAGCCGTGAAGAGGCAGAAAGCATTTTACAAAGAGAAATCGAAGAAGCATTGATGGCTGATCCGTCCGAAAGAACTTTGTACGTTGGGAATATTATGTTTCAATGGGAAGCAGAACATTGTCTTGTAACAGTACAGGTGCAGGGTATTGATGGAGATATAGAAATACAGACACAATTTGAAAGTGAGGTGGTCTAAAAATGGCATTGGAAGCAGAAGAACTAGAATTGCCAGATTTCTTGAATAATTCGAGTGAAGAGGAAATCCATGAAAAGATGCTTAGCAATCTTCCAGAAGATATTGATAAATCCGAAGGCGGTTTTCCTTGGGATTTTACACGTCCGACAGCGATTGAGATAGCAGAGCTAAAAGAATATGTGCTTGTGGAAGTATTGAAAAGTCTTTCGCCGGTAACCTGTGAAGAATCTTACCTATTGGATTACCACGCTGATGGAAGAGGTCTTGTACGAAGAGAATCGGTAAATGCAACAGGATATGTGACTGTTACAGCAAAAGCCGGTCTTGTTATTCCTTTAGGATATGGTTTTTCTACAGAAGCAGATGACGAAGGAAATACGATAGATTTTGTAACAACAGAGGAAGTTACGGTCGATTCTCTTGGAAATGCAAAGATTCCAATTGAGGCAGCAGAAGGAGGATCTGCAAGCAATGTTGGAGTAAATACGATCGTATTACATACTGGAGATGAGACAGGAGAACTGCTCGATGAAATAATCTCTGTTACAAATGAGGAAGCTGTTACAGGCGGTTTGGATGAAGAGGACGATGATACTTTAAGAGAACGAATTGTTGAGTATGATCGAAGCCATGACATTTCCTATGTTGGAAATGTTGCAGACTATAAACGATGGGCATTGTCAGTTCCCGGTGTTGGTGCAGTTACTGTGATACCAGCAAAAGATGACTCTGGAATAATCAAGATCATCTTAATGGATCAGAACGGAGTACCAGCATCGAAGCAGATTCAAGATGCTGTGTATGATTATATTATGCGTCCAGATAGTGAATCAGATCGTTTAGCACCGCCCAATGCTGTATTAGAGATAACGGCTCCTGAAACAGTAGTAGTTAACATATCAGCTGTGGTTTATTTGAGAGAAGCAGAAATTGGCGATGTGCAGAATGATTTGAAAGCTGCACTTCAGTCATATTTGTTAAATGTTTCATCGAATGATAGTGCGGTTAGAATATCAGCGATCAACAGTATCCTTGGAGCTGTATCAGGTATCTATGATTATGACAGTGTACAAATCAATGGAGTGTCAAAAAATGTAGACCTTGAATCTGGACAAATGCCGGTTTTAGGAACAGTAACAATAACGGAGGGATAATACTATGTGGTATAAAACAGACCTTATGGAGCAAATCCTGACGAGTGAAAGTGCAAAACAAATGATTGACTATGTATCGCCGATTTATGGGAAATCAAGAATCGGACTTTGGCTGTTCCAAGTGATCGGACTTGAGATAGATGACGTAAAAACAATATGTAAAGATATATTTGATCAGATATTTGTTGATCGTGCTACATGGGGGCTCCCTATTTGGGAAAAAGAATACGGAATAACGCCGCTTCCAGATCAGACGATTGAGCAGAGAAGAACACAGATTTTGCAAATGAGGATAAAAAGGCCTTTGAATCCTAAAAGGTTTGAAAAGATCATAGAAGCTTTGAGCGGTGTAGAAACAAAGCTCATAGAAAATACAGCAAAAAATACATTTCAAGTCAATCTTTATGGCGAAGTAAATAATTATGATGAAGTAGTAAGAAGAATTGACGAATTGAAACCAGCACATTTATTGTGCGATATTCGTGTTTCGGACGTTATAGAATCAGAGACGGCATTGAATTATGCGATTGTTTCAGGCTCTTGTGAATATTCTTCTTCGATCGTTAGTGAGGTATAAAATCATGTGGGAAAATACAGTAATTACAAATGCAGGTATTGAATTATTAAAGAATGCCTTAAGCGGAGGAACAATAACAGTAACAGCGATCAAGTCTGGTGCTGGTAAAGTTGACGTTAGTGCTTTGAAAAGTCAGACGGCGGTATCATCAATTAAGCAGTCTGGAACAGTACAGGGCGTGACAAAAACAAACGAAACAATCAAGATAGGAGTATTGTTTTCAAACGCTGGTTTATCTGCCGGATACAGCATGACACAGCTTGGAATTTATGCAAAAGGATCAACCGGAAGTGAAGTGTTGTTTGCGATTTCTCAAAGTACAACAGGGAAAGAAGTTCCGGCAGAATCGGCTATGCCGTCATGGTCGTTAGTACATAATTTTTACATCAAGCTTAATAATGATGTAAAAATGACAGCAACGGTTGATCCAGAAGGGTACGTTACATTTGAAACTATGCAGACAGCGTTAAATACGCATACAGGAAACAAGAGCAACCCTCATAGTGTTACTAAGTCGCAAGTAGGCTTAGGGAACGTTCCGAACGTAGCGACAAATGATCAGACACCGACATATTCAGATACAACAACTCTTGTGACTTTATCAAGTGGCGAGAAAATATCTATTGCATTTGCAAAGATTAAACTTGCAATTACAACTCTGATTAATCATCTTGCGAATAAAAGTAATCCTCACGGAGTTACTAAAAGCCAAGTTGGATTAGGCAATGTGGATAATAAATCAAGTGCTACAATCCGTGGAGAATTAACCAAAGGTAATGTAACGACAGCCCTTGGTTATACGCCAGCAAATCAGACTGACATGACGAATGCACAGGATGCTATTACGCAGCTAAATTCTGATAAGGAGTGGAAAACTTATTTTGACGACGGAATTAAAATAGTAACAAATAACCAATGTACCATATTTTACATCAG